CTCATCAATAATAACCAAATCAAAGTTTTCTTTAAGAATGGTAGAGTTTTCTCTATTTGATTCGTCGTGGAAGTTTTTGATGATATCATAATTTACAATTACATAATCAGCACTTTCCCACTTTTTCCCCTCAACTATTGAGATAGTTTTATCGGTATAGTTTTTAATTTCTCTATACCAATTGATCTTCAAAGAGGCGGGACAAATAATCAAAACCTTCTTGGATTCAACTTCCAAAGATGCAATTACTGTTGAGGTTGTTTTTCCAAGACCCATATCGTCAGCCAGGATAAACTTATCATTAGAAACCAACTTTTCTATTGCGATTTTTTGGTGTTCCATAGGTGGTCGGACAGAATACTTATCATAGTCTATTTTTACCTCTTTTTGTTTCTTCAACAAACTGGCTTTTGGTAAATAGAAGTCGTGTAAATCTTCACTCTCAAAAAACTTCCCCCACACATGAAATGCCTTATCACCTTCAACCAATAGTTTTTCAATATAAACTTGTTTTGGTGGTTCGGATAATAATTTATCAAGAAATATTTTCTCTGAAAAATAAAAATCAATATCAACCCACTTTCTGGCGACCTTTGGGGTTTTGTCGTGGTTTTCTAAAATATATGTTGCTTGATTTTTGGATAGTTTGAAACTTTTTTGATTTTTGGAACTTTTTTTTAATTTCAGGATATAATTATTGGAACCCTCATAGGTGTCCAAAATTGTCATCGCCTTGACTTCGGGCAAGTTTTGTGTCTTGGATAAAGTTTCTCCCATAATCTAATAAAAAAATAGTTTATTTTTGTATATTTATCAACTATATGAGAGATCTAATAAAAAAAATATTAAGAGAAGAAACATCGGATCTCAAACCCGCATTAATTAAAGCATTCTATGGTTTTATGGAAATGGAGACACAAGGTTATGAGATTTATACGGACACTCCTGAAAATAGATTTAAGCACTCACCTGAGTCAATTTGGATTGTAAATCCAAAGACAAAAGAATGGGTGATAGGATTAAAAAAATCAGGAGAACTTTTGTATTACTACAAATTTTACGAAAATTTTTCAACGTGGTTTAATGAGGGACAATCTGTATTTGAACAACTTATAACAATGTGGGTGGAGGATGTTTTCAATACAGAGGTATCAACAACGGCAATGATGCCTATCTGGGCCTCTCCAACGAGTGGAGGATTTTTTCAAGAGATGAATTAAAATATCATGAAAGATCTAATCAAGAAAATGTTAAAAGAGGAAACAGAAGAGGTGTTGTTAATACCTGGTTTTGGTATTTTCCCTGATGGTGAAAGTGGATTCCTCAATTTTTTAAAAAAACACGGACACAAAAATTGGTCATTCGAAGGTAATTTAGATTTTTTCAAGAGAAGAATTCTTCATACTCTTTTTTTTAGTTCTGAGGACTTAAAATGTTTTAATAATTTGGTTGAGGTTTACGGAAATCTTGATCTTTATGATGCTAAAAACCTGAAACATTTGAATAGTTTGAATAGTGTGGATGGTGATTTGGATATTCGTAACACTGCGGTCACATCCTTAGAGAGTTTGGAATATGTTGGCGGAGCTTTAAAGGTTAATTCAGATATTTTTAATTCAGTTCTCAAGCAAATAAAGTCAGGAAAACTTAAAGTTGGGGGTCTATACAATTTCTTTCAAGAAGTACCACTACCCAAATAAAAAACTTATTTTCAATATTTATAGTGTATGAATAGAAAAGTACCTATAAACAGGCTTTCAAAATTTTTTGGTGATAAAGATTTTTCTTTAGAATTAGAGATGGGTCAAGAATGGCTCTATGGTGATATGAACTTTACATTAGTTCTATATCAAATAGATCAGTCCAAAACAAAAAAAAGTAATGTTTACGGTGAAGTAGAAGAAGATGGAATTGTTTATAAAACACCCGTTGAATTCAAAGGTTATGTAAGAGTTATGGAACCCCAAAATGAAAACTTGGGATCCACCAAACTCAGAAACTTAGAACCGGGAAATATTCAAATATCTGTTTATATTTCAGAACTTGAAGAGTTGGGTATAGATATAAAATATGGTGATTATATCGGTTATTATGAAACCGAATCAAGAGTCAGATATTATACAGTTGTAAACGACGGAAAAGTAACTTCAGACAATAAACATACTTACGGAGGAGTCTATCCTTATTATAGGACAATTATTGCTTCACCCGTTAAGGACAACGAATTTAGAGGGAACTGATGGGATTTCCAAAAAAGATAAAGAAGAAAATTGATTTAGTTCCTGATAAGATACTTCTTGATAGGAGGGAACAACTTTTGGATTATATTACAGAAGATGGAACCTATCTTCCCAAAAGTATTTTACACGAAGATCTTGATTTGGGGATGTTGGAGTTTGTGAAGAATGATCTTTCAACCGTTGTTTCAGGAAAAAAAATACCCACCATTGATATTATAATTACTACTCAGAATTGGGCACAATTTGCCGAAACTTGGAATTTTACAGATTTAGATGAAAACATAAACCCACCTTTTATAGCAACTGTTAGAAATCCTGATGTAAAATTCGGAACCAATCCGGCTTTAAAGTATAACATTCCAAACAAAAAAATGTTTTATTATGCTAAGGTTCCAACATGGGACGGAAACAGAAAAGGAATGGATATTTACAAAATACCTCAACCTGTTCCTGTTGATATTACTTTTAATGTAAAGATTTTTTGTAACAGAATGACCGAGTTGAATGCATTTAACAAAGTCGTTGTTTCTAAATTTGCTTCACGACAGGCTTACACTTTTATTAAGGGTCATTATATTCCGATTGTATTAGAAAATGTTTCGGATGAATCTGTTTTGGATTTGGAAAAAAGAAAGTACTATATTCAAGATTATAGTTTTACAATGCTTGGATTCTTGATTGATGAAAAAGAGTTTGAGGTCTATCCTGCGATTAATAGAATACTTCAGATGGTTGAGGTAGTCCCGCCCAAAAGAAGAAGACAAAAATTTGTTGTTCCTGATTTAAGAGATACTGACTTTTCTTTTAGTTATTTGAATGGTCTTACCACTTTGAGTCAAAAGTTTGATTTCAATGCCGATTTGACCTTTGGTGATTTAATCAATGTTGAAAGTTACTATGTCTACGTTAATAATGAATATTTTGGTGAAAACTCTCCCTTAGTTTTTGTAAATAATGGTGATACTGTTTCGATTACCATTAGGAAGGTTGACGATAATGAAGATAGTAAAATTATGGTGACATCAAAGTTGATTTGATCATTCACCATATATGTCTTTCTTTTTTTTACAATTATCCGTAATTAATTTTTCCACAAATTTGTGAATTTTAATACCATTCTTCATACAGTAATTTTTTAGTAATAAGTGATGTTCTTCTGATATTTTTATATTCTTCATGTAGAAAATATACGTTATTGACGTATTAAATCAAGGATAAAAAAGTATGAAAAAATTATCTTTTTTTGAAAATTTGTTTTGTTACCCCATTCTTTTGAGATTTTCCATAATATTTATGAAAAAATAAAAGTAAAGAATTTTTAATCAAAAAATGGCAACAGCAAATTCAGTATTCGTATCTCCTGGAGTATATACTTCAGAACGAGACTTATCGTTTGTGGCTCAAAGTGTTGGTGTTACCACGTTGGGTCTCGTCGGTGAGACATTACAGGGTCCCGCATTTGAACCCGTCTTCATCAGAAATTTCGATGAATTCCAATTGTATTTTGGAGGAACCAATCCAACCAAATTTGTAAACACTCAAATCCCAAAATATGAAGCGGCTTATATAGCTAAAGCATATCTTCAACAATCCAACCAACTTTTCGTTACAAGAATTTTGGGTCTTTCTGGTTATGATGCTGGTCCTTCTTGGTCAATCAAAACCATTTCTAACCCTGATGTAGACACCGTTGCATTGTCCTCTAACTTAGGTACTTTTGGTTTTACTTTTGTGGGTACGACAGCTTCTACAAGTAGCATCTCTATTACCCTTTCAGGTGGTGGTGCTAGTTCATACATTTCAAGTGTCACAGGTAATACTGTAACTTTTGCAAATGGTACTACTTCTACTGTATTAGATGAAATCGAGGGTTTTGCTTTTGATATTATTTCAGACAATACTTTGTCAGGAGATACTGCTTATGTATATGGTTCTTTATCTGCAGGTACATTCAATGCACTTACAGCCGCTGGTTTCACAGAACTTGTTAACGTGTTTGGTTGTGATAATTTGAACGCATCAAGTGCCGATTTAACAGCGGTAAGTAACGATACATGGTATTATAGTTTGTTTGAGTTAACCAATGATACTTACACAGGTTTGTCCTTCACATCAAGAATAAGTACATTGACGACTAACGGAACTGGTTCTTACACAGGTACTTGTGTCGGTTTTGTTAACTCTTATACTGCAGATACTTACTCTGATTCTCATAATTTAGTTGTTGGTACTTTCAGATCAAGAGGTGTTTCACTATATAATGATAACAATAACCCAACCTACGAAGTAACAGGAACTACCGATGTTGTAATGTTAGATAACTTGAATGGTATTTCTCAAAATCCTTTCAATAACTTCACAGTTTCTGGTATTACAAAAGATGCGGTTACATTCAGTTTCCAAACTTCATTCCAGTCATCTAATACTGATTTTGTTGGTAAGGTGTTTGGTAGATCCAACTTCAACAAAGATAGAACGGAGGTTCCTTTGTTCATTGAAGAAGAGTATTCAGGTCTTATGGCTACACTTTACAATCAAGGTAAAATTAGAGGTCTTTCAACAAGTTTGGTTTCTTTTGATTCCGCACAAAGTTTAGATCCGGATACAATTGGTTGGTACTGTGAACAATATCAAACTCCATCTACACCTTATGTTGTCTCTGAACTTCGTGGTGATATAGTTGAAAGATTGTTCAGATTTATTTCAATCTCCGATGGTAATAACGCTAACAGACAAATCAAGATTTCTTTGGTTAACATGTCTTTCGCAAATAACAACTTTGATATCTTAGTTCGTGATTTCTACGATACAGATGAAAATCCTGTAGTTTTGGAAAGATTTGCGAATTGTACTATGGATGTTTCAAGTCCAAGTTACATAGCTTTGAAGGTTGGTACCGCTAATGGTGAGTACGAATTGAAGTCAACGTATATCATGCTTGAGATTGTCGAGGGTCACCCCGTTGACGCTCTTCCTTGTGGTTTTGAAGGATATATTTCAAGAAACTATTCAACAAATATTTCTCCATTCTTGGTTTACAAAACACAATACTACACACCTGGTCAACTTGTTTATACACCCCCATTTAATACACCCGTATTAACTGCAGGTGGTGGAGCTTCAAGTGTTAGAAGTTCAGGTGATAAAGTTAGAAGAACTTACTTGGGTCTATCTAACGTACAAGGTTATGATGCGGACTTCTTCTCATACAAAGGAAAACAATTACCTGATAACATCGCAACTGATACAACATCAGCTGATTGGACTTACTTGACTCAAGGTTTCCACATGGATATTAACGCAAGTGCTATCACGATTCCAAGTATATATGTAACTTCGGGTCAAACAGCGTATCAGTGTGGTGTTGCTACTTTCCAAGCAGAACCAACATCTTCATCAAGTCCATATTATAAAATATTCTCTCGTAAATTCACTCTCTTACCGGCAGGTGGATTTGATGGTTGGGATATCTACAGAGAATATAGAACTAATGCAGACTCTTACCAACTCGGAGATACCAAATATCTTCTCGGAGCGGCGGCAACGGCACAATTCCCTGACGCTTCAGGATGGGGAGCGTTCAAGAAAATCACCGATGGTGAAAATACTGAATGGGCAAACACCGACTACTACGCATATCTTAAAGGTTTCCAAACATTTAATAACCCAGCGTCAGTCAACATCAACGTGTTTGTAACACCCGGTATTGATTATGTAGATAACTTGGCACTTGTTCAAGATGCTATCGATATCGTTGAACAAGATAGAGCTGACTCAATTTACATCACAACCACACCTGACTATGATATGTTTGTAGCGACTACTTCAGATCCTGAGGACTTCATTTATCCTACAGATGCTGTTGTTAATTTAGAAGATAGTGATATTGATTCTAACTACACCGCAACTTACTATCCCTGGATTTTGGTGAAAGATAGTGTTAACAACACAAATCTTTGGATTCCACCTACATCAGAAGTTGTGAGAAACTTGGCTCTTACAGATAATATTGCATTCCCCTGGTTCGCTTCAGCAGGTTACTCAAGAGGTTTGGTAAATGCAGTTAAAGCAAGAAGAAAACTTACACAAGAAGATAGAGACATCCTTTATCAAGGAAGACTCAACCCAATTGCTACCTTCTCGGATGTTGGTCCAGTCATTTGGGGTAACAAAACTCTTCAAGTTCGTGAGTCCGCTCTTGACAGAATCAATGTAAGAAGATTGTTGTTACAAGCTCGTAAGTTGATTTCTGCAGTTGCTGTTAGACTTCTCTTCGAACAAAATGACCAACAAGTTAGACAAGATTTCTTGGATGCGGTCAATCCTATCTTGGATGGTATCAGAAGAGACAGAGGTCTTACGGACTTTAGAGTAACAGTATCAAGTTCACCCGAAGATATTGATAGAAACCAATTAACAGGTAAGATTTACATCAAACCAACAAGATCTTTGGAATTTATTGATATCGAATTCGTAATCACACCAACAGGTGCATCGTTTGAAAATATCTAAACAACTATTTAATAAAAGGGGGAGAAAAGGTCTCCCCCTTTTTTAAAAAATGAAACTACTACGAAAAATAATATCAGAATATGTGGAGGAAAAATTCCTCTCTGAAGGTTTTGGTGAAGACTTGACTCCTGATTCAAAGTATTACGCTTTTGATTGGGACGATAATATTGTCTATATGCCGACCAAAATATTGGTTTTATCAGATGATGACAGAGAGGTGGGTATGGGTAGTGAAGATTTTGCAAAATACCGTGAACAGATCGGGAAAGAACCTTTTATTTATCACGGACTTACTATAGTAGGTTTTGCAAAAGATCCTTTTAGACATTTTTCAGTTGCAGGGGATAAACAATTTGTGATTGATGCTCTCACCGCACCTCCCGGTCCATCATGGAACGACTTTGTAGAGTGTTTAAATGGTGGATCTATATTTGCAATTATTACGGCGAGGGGTCACTCACCAAAAGCTATTCGTGAAGCTTGCAAAAATTATCTATTGATGAATTATAATGGATTAAATGGAAATGTTTGTTACGAAAATTTAAAAAAATATCGTGAATTAACTGGCGAAGTCACTAACTCTTCAAAAACCCAAATGATCGACGAGTATCTCAACTTGTGTAAATTTTATCCTGTGACATATGGAGAGGGAAGTGCTCAAAACCCCGAACAAGGTAAAATTAACGCTTTAAGAGAATTCATAGGATATGTAAAAGAAATGTCTGCAAAATTAAACAACAGAGCATTTTTCAAGAATGATGTAAAGAATTTTTTTGTACCCCAAATAGGATTTTCTGATGACGATCTTAGAAATATAGAAAAAATCAAAGGATTTCTAGAAAAAGAATATCCGGAAGAAAGTCCAGTAAAAGTTTTTGCAACACATGGAGGACAAAAAAAAGAAATAAAATAAAAACTATAATATTTATTATTAAAATAAACTACCTAGTGAACTAACTAGATAAAGAAATAAAATAAACTGAATAAAAGTAAATAGAAAATATGGCAGACTTACTAATGAAAATGCCGGTTCCTTATGAACCCAAAAGAAAAAATAGATTTATCCTTAGATTTCCTTCATCTTTGGGTATAAATGAGTGGTTTGTTGAGTCAACCTCAAGACCACAAATTACAATCAACCCCGTTGAAATTCCATTTTTAAATACCTCTACCTATGTTGCAGGAAGATTTAATTGGAATACCATCAATGTTACCTTCAGAGATCCAATCGGACCATCAGCGTCACAAGCACTTATG